GTGCAATATATCCCTTCGGAACCATCTTCCTTGTCGATAAGCCTTTGATAGCCGTAAACAATTTCAATTAGCTCTTCAGCTTCATAGGCATTATCGGTAAGACTAATAGACCTGCGTCCTTCTTGCTCACGCTCAATGGAGTCAATGTTTACCCCACGGTAACGATCAATGACGTGTTCTACAAAATCTTCATCCCACCCATCAGTAATAATTTTATTCTGCAACTCCTGTGCAGTGTAGTAGGTTTTCCAAAAACAATATGGTGCTCGTTGTGGATCTGTAACATACGGAGGAAAAATAAAATCTCCATCTGGAGCTAGTGTCTTTACCTCTGGAGCGTTTACTTGGCGACGAACTATTGGCAACTCAGCAACTCCTAGTTCCCTTAAATCATTCAAAGCTTTATTAGCTCTGGATTCAGAAACTCCCTCAAAACTAGATTGCAACATTCTGACAACTTGATCGTTGTCATTTTCAGAAACAATCATTTCACCTAACTCAGGATTGATTGCAGATATTTGTTCTAAACTAAGACGTTGAAGGAACGATCTGTCCTCCATGTGCCAACCAACGTAGGTAATCAATATACCACGCTCCAGCATATAGTTGGCTCCTAGTTCCATCTCCTGCTTGAAGCGAGGAATGTAACCACTCTTCACCATCCATTTTAAGAAATTTGTAACCACACGGCTTCTGGCAACGTCGCTGACCTCCACCGGAAATGCTTGGATGTTTGCTCTGTTCATTGAAGACAGAAACAAAGAAACCAATCTAGTTATACGCTCATCAATGACATGACTTTCCATGTCCGATGCTCCCTCCCAAGGGAAAGCGTCTGCTCCGTGCTTGCGAAGGTCTCGGCTTTTACCAGGCCACCAGTTACGGCGATCATCATAACTGCTCCGGCACAAATCAAAGTATGCCTCAAGCTCAGTTACTGATTGGTCATAAGCGTAACGTAAGGATGTAATGTCAGGATCGTCACTAACGTATGTTAGAGACTCGGAAATGGAATCATTTTGCATTAAGCTTGCCCTTTATATTATGGAAAACGTGATAAAAATATTGATCGTTAGCTCCTATCTTATCACACAAATCGTTGGATTTTACTGAGTAAAGCTCATCGTGAGTAGCTACTTTGCACAAAATTTCCCATGCAAGCAGCCTGTCTATCTGCTCACATATCCATTGACGATTCATGGTAATGTCATCTGACGTATCTGTATGACACTCCGACCGCATCTTCAATAGCCTCTATTTTAATATTTTTACCGACCAAAGCTTTTCTTAATTTTCTTGGAACACATACCGGAACCTTCTTATCAATTTCCTTAATGTAGGAATATACATATCTAGGATTTGCTGCCGACTTTATTACATATCCCTTGTAGTGCTTAGGAACTATTTCAGGGATGTCTACAGCCATACGCAATATCTCTTGGCCATCTTCATTAATCCACAATGCCTTGCCACCTTTTCCTGTGACCATTGAGGAACACAACTTTGATTTAGTTAAACTAACCAAATCTTCTACGTCAGCATCAAGCTCTTCAGCTAGTGTTCCTATTCTAATCTTGGGCATCAATATCCTCCTCTTGATTTGCTTGTTGTTAGCAAGCTTCTGTTTTCCATATGGTCTGGGCCTTCGCCTCCGTTCGCCATTCGCAAATAGCGTATAAGATCAAAAAAATCTTTAAGTGCCTCATCCGCCTTACCTTGTGAATTATAATTAAGTAAACTGTCAATCAAATTCCCACATTCCTTGTGTATGTAACACATGGGCCGATTAACAGAGTCAATTGGCTCATTAGGATTATAGGTAAACCACTCGTCAACCGCACTAATACCAAGCTCTTCCATGCGTCCATCAGACGGATGAAACAACATTCCATGCTCATCAAACAACATAAACAAATCTTCATTGTTGTCATTTTCTGTAGCAAAATACCTAGAGTCACCTATGCGCTCAAAAACCTCTACGCCTATGTCCTGTTCAATTTCTTCAAACAAATCAACATACCCTTTTACATTTAGTCCTATTTTCTTGGTTGCTGGCCCAACTTTCCATTTAGGGTCACCAAACATAGCCCACTCGCCGTATGTATCCCTATCTGGCCACTCTCGGCGTATGTAAACATAACCGTCTCTATCAACAGCAGCCCATAATGCAGTGAAGTTGCGAGCCCCAGCAGGGTCAACTACTTGGTAGGAAGTGAATCTGCTCCTGTCTGATATGTCAGGGAAAGACATTCCATACTTGTTCTTTCCCTCACCAAGAACATTTACCTCTGTGTTGAACAAAGGAAGGAGAGATGTTACACTTTTTACAGGAACACCATAAGCTCTAACCAATATTTCTTCTTCTGGCCTGTCCCGCAAATCCTTTGCTATCCGACTGTACCCGCCAAACGGGTTCTCATCAGAATGCAGGTAGACTACAGAAGCATCACGTTTCGGGCTATATTGCTGTACTGGAAGTTCTCGGTTAAGAAGCTCTGCCCTTCTAGTCTTTAAGGTTTCAGAACCTTTTAAGTATTCTGCTATAAACGGAGTGTACCCATTGATAGGAGTGAAGGCTATCAACATCTTGGAATTCCTGGTAGCTAACCGAAAACGCAAAGTGTTTATTAATGCATCATCACCAAGATATTCGTCTAACCACGTTCCAATGTTTAGTTCGTCCCCAGACCTAAACCCAAACTCAAAACCTTCCAATATGGTTTGGTTATTAGAAAACTGGGTGTAGGTTTTGAAATCCACCCTGGTTCGGGTATCGGGAAAGATGAAACTGCTTCCAGTAAAACCATTCTGCATTGAGTAGTTAATGTAACCCTCAATACTCTTGGTCTTTTTCTTAAACTCCTTGGGCATCATCTCCCACACAGCAGCCTGCTGCACCTTTACGCTGGTATCAGCGTTCTGGGAAAAACAAACAACATGACCATCTGGGTTGTTTATTACGCTCTCCATTACAATTTTAGCACAACCAGTTGTTTTACCACTCCGGTTGCCTCCCAGGCACAGACACTCGTTGTATGTTCCTAGTCCATCCTTAATACGCTCCCAACCATCTAGGTTGAATCCATGTCTAACAGGATCTTGCTCAGAAGCCTGTATGCGGCCCTGATGGGCCTCATGTAAGTCCTTTAGTACATGGGGGTAGTTCTCCCCTAGGAACACTATCTCTTCGTCTGTAGGAGGCTTTAATATTGGATGTTCGGTAAACTCAATCATTCTGGAAACAAGTTTTCTAAGTCCTTAATTGTTGAAGCATTCACCAGGGATAAAAACGCAGCCATGTTTTCCTCTGACTCAGAACTAAAGTTTTTACTAAAAGTGTCATACTCAAAACCATTCTTCCCTACAGAAGCTACCAAGAACATTTCCCATTCTGGGTTGATGGTATCCAACGATTTCTCAACAAGCTTTATGTTTTCGTTCATTATAGCACCCTGATTAAATCATGATTAGTCTGCACTTTTATGGGGGGTGAAAACATCGTTGAAGGTGTTTTTTTAGGGGATGTTACATCATGCTCTAGCCTGTGGCAGTTGGCACAGAGTAAATCACACTTCTCTAGTTCCTCAATAAAAACCTTTTCGCTGTCCTTGCTTTTCCTGAAATACTGAGAAACCCGAAACTTCTTAACACCTCTAACATGATGGCAATCAAATTGAATTGGTCTGCCCTCCATACCACACTTAGAACAACGCCAAGCCCCGAAGTGTGCCTTAATCAAATTGTTTTTTCTATTTCTTGGTTTTTCGTTGCTGCAAATTTTACAAACCGACTTATGCCTTTTAGATCCTTTGTAGGTTCCATTCCCATGAAAGTCTGAAAAAGGCTTTTCACAATTGCACGTTTTACACCTTTTGTTCATGTTAATCCAAAGGTTTCTATAAGTAAATCCAACAGCTCATCGGGACTATTCCCATGACAATGGATTATGTTTTGGTTCATTGTTACCAACCAAAAGCTTTCATGTTGGGCCTCTAACAACTTAACAAGCTCATTTAGGCTATGATCATCAAACTCAGGACTAACCTTCAACAACTACCTCCGCTTTCTTCATATTAGCTAGACGCTCCCTAGCCGCTTTAACCGTGGCTTCATAGTCCTCTTGGCTTACCACCTTGCGCTCCTCTACAATGGTGCTAGCCTCTCCCCTGAATGTGTTGCTACCCTTCTCCGCTTTTTCTAATGCAACCGCTAATGGTAACAAATCTTTGAAGCTAGCCTTTATTTCACCAGACTCCATTCGTTCTCTTAGCTTTTCTATCAAATCCTCCTCTAACGAGGATAGTTCCAAGAATGCTCGGCCCCGAATTTTGCTTCCCAGCTGCTTCCACTTGCCCGTCAAGTCTGCGTAATCAAGCAAAACGTTTACAATTGTCTCACGCTTAAGCCCATACTTGGTTCGCATCCTAGTTTGAGTTACCCCAGTAGCGTGTAAGTACAATATTTCAGCAACCTTTTCGGGGTTACTCTTAGACAATACACTATTATTCTTAGGATTGTGTTCTTGGATTTCTAAAATCCCCTCCCGAATAGAGT